CGATGCAAGGCTCGTCGGTCATAACACCCATGTCGAGGGGCATCAATGCAGGGTCAAAATTGGTAGTCATGTCAATCCTCAGTAATACGCTGCTCTACGAGCAGCATTAAATTCTTGGTCACGGTAGTCTGTTGGCAGTCTGATGAACCCACCCTGCCGGTATCTCGCCAGCACCATTGATAGGCAGTCCACCATGTCGTCATGCGACCCGTAGGGAAACGCAACGGATTGCTCGATCACTTCCTCGGCCCAACGGCGTCCTTCAGGATACCAGACCATCCCTGAGCGCAGGATGTCAGACACGGCGTTCAGACGTGCAACCTTGTCCCCGGTGCCCCTCGACATGGGTGTTATGACCGACGAGCCTGCCATCGAGATTGAGATCGAGAACCCTGACGCCGTCAGCATCGGTATAGACGGTGTTGAGATTGAACTCATGCCAGAGGCAGAAACCGCTGAAGAGTTTGATGCTAACCTTGCCGAGTACATGGACGACGGCGACCTGCAGTCGCTGGCCTCAGAGATCATCGCCTTGGTAGATGCGGACATCAACAGCCGCAAGGACTGGGCAGAAGCCTACGTCAAGGGGTTGGAAGTCCTGGGGATGAAGTACGAGGAGCGCACCGAGCCGTGGAACGGCTCCTGCGGCGTGTACAGCCCCCTGTTGACTGAGGCAGCAGTCAGGTTCCAGTCAGAACTCATCACCGAGACGTTTCCTGCGCAGGGTCCGGTCAAGACCAAGATCATTGGTGCCATCGACCGCATGAAGGAGGAAGTCGCAGAACGTGTCCGTGAGGACATGAACAACTGGCTGACCGAGGAGATGGTGGAGTACCGCCCGGAGCATGAGCGGCTGCTGTTCAACCTGGGCCTTGCAGGCTCGGGGTTCAAGAAGATCTACGCTGATCCCAACCTTGAGCGCCCTGCTGCACCGTTCATCCCTGCAGAGGACATGATCATCCCTTACGGGGCCAGCAACATCTACAACTCAGAGCGTGTGACGCACGTCATGCGCAAGACCGAGAACGAGGTCAGGAAACTGCAGGTCGCAGGGTTCTACCGTGATCTTGAGTTGGGTGAGCCCTCACGCTTCTTCACCGACGTTGAGAAGAAAAAGGCCGAGGAGCAAGGGTACACGCTGACTGATGACGACCGTTATCAGTTCCTTGAGGTGCACATTGACTGGGATCTGGCGGGCTACGAAGATCCTGATGGTATTGCCCGTCCGTATGTGATCACGGTGGAGCGCGGTACAGCCAACGTCATGGCGATCCGCCGTAACTGGAACGAGGACGACGAGAAGAAACGCAAGCGTCAGCACTTTTCACAGTACACCTACATCCCTGGCTTCGGTCCCTACGGTATCGGCCTGATCAGTCTGGTCGGTGGCTACGCACGTGCTGGCACCTCAATCATCCGTCAGTTGGTTGACGCGGGCACTCTGTCCAACCTGCCCGGTGGTTTGAAGAGCCGTGGCCTGCGGATCAAGGGTGATGACACTCCCATCGCCCCGGGCGAGTTCCGTGACGTGGACATCCCATCAGGGACGGTGCGTGACAACATAATGCCGCTGCCGTACAAGGAGCCGAGTCAGGTTCTTGCGATGCTGTTGGAGCGCATCACGGAGGAAGGCCGACGCCTTGCAGCCATTGCTGACCTGAAGGTCAGTGACATGAGCGCACAGGCCCCGGTGGGCACCACGCTGGCTATCCTTGAGCGACAACTCAAAACGATGGGGGCGGTCCAGGCTCGTGTGCACGACAGCCTGAAGATGGAGTTCAAGCTGCTCAAGGCAGTGATCCGGGACTTCACGCCGTCTGACTACGCCTACACGCCCGAGGGCGGGAACCGCAGGGCCAAGCAGTCTGACTACGATCAGGTGGAGATTATCCCCGTCAGCGATCCCAACGCTGCCACGATGGCGCAGCGGATCATGCAGTACCAAGCTGCACTCCAACTCGCACAAGGGGCTCCGCAGATCTACGACCTGCCTCAGTTGCACCGCCAGATGCTGGAAGTATTGGGTATCAAGAACGCTGAGCGGTTGGTTGCCATCCCTGAGGACCAGAAGCCCCAGGACCCTGTGACGGAGAACATGAACGTGCTGCGGGGCAAGCCGGTCAAGGCGTTTGCGTACCAAGACCATGAAGCACACATGATGACGCATCAGGCGTTCATGCAGGACCCGAAGGTCATGTCCACGCTGGGTCAGAACCCAATGGCTCAGGGAATGATGGCCGCACTCATGGCGCACATCGCAGAGCACGCCGCGTTCGCATACCGGGCACAGGTTGAGATGGCCTTGGGTGTGCCCCTGCCCACGCTGGATGAGGAGTCCAACGCGCCCATCGCGCCTGAGGACGAGAAGGCACTGGCTCCGCTGATCGCCGCCGCTGCACAGCGCACGATGGTCCAGAACCAAGCGATGGCCGCACAGATGCAGGCTCAACAGCAAGCGCAAGATCCCGCGCTGCAGATGCAGCAGGCAGAGTTGCAGTTGAAGCAGGCCGAGATGCAGCGCAAGGCGCAGAACGACCAGATGGACTTCCAAATCGCGCAGCAGAAGTTGCAGCTTGAGGCGCAGCGCTTGCAGCTTGATGCCCAGAAAAACCAAGGCGAAGACCCTCGACTGAAGGCTTTGAAAGCGCAGCAGGAGTTGCAGCAGAAGGAGCAGATGCACCAGCAGAAGATGCGTCAGCAAGTCCAGTCTGACGCACTCAAAACCAGACAGCAGATGATGCGGGCCGCGCAATCTCGTCCGCAACCTAAGGAGTAACACATGGCTACCACTGCGTTTGACGTGGTTGTTAAGGAGATTGAGGAGCGTCGTGAGTCCATCGCGCAGGCGCTTATCTCAGGCTCGGCAAAAGACTACGCCGAGTACAAGTTCATGACGGGTGAAATCCAGGGTCTTTCACGTGCTCATGCTTTCATAACCGACCTTGTGCGAAAGATGGAAAACGACGATGAGTGAAATCCTCCTGAGTGACGGCCAAAACACAACCGTGTTGCCGGAAAGTGATGCAGAAAAGGCCCGTCAGGTGCCTGATCCTGTGACCTATCACCTGCTCTGTGCGCTCCCCAAAGCAGAAGAAGAGTATGAGAGTGGGCTTGTAAAAGCAGGCCAGACCATGCACTTCGAAGAGGTGATGAGCCCGGTGCTGTTTGTCGCCAAGATGGGCCCTGATTGCTACAAAGATCCGCTGCGCTTCCCGTCAGGCCCGTCCTGCAAAGTCGGAGACTTTGTTCTCGTAAGACCGAATACGGGCACGCGCTTGAAGATTCATGGTACTGAGTGGCGGATCATCAACGACGACAGTGTTGAAGCGGTTGTTCAAGACCCCCGTGGCATCAAGCGAGCATAAGGAGTAGGACATGCAAAACCACGAACACGAGGAACGGTTTCGGTTCCCTGATGAAAAGGAAAAGTCCGAAGAACTTCAGATCGAAGTTGAAGGCGAGGGCGAGACCGAAATTGAAGTCGTAGACGACACCCCTGAGCAGGATCGTGGGCGCAAGCCCATGAAAGAGGCCCCCGCAGAGGTTACCGACGATGAGTTGGAGCAGTACTCGGAAGGTGTGAAGAAGCGCATCCAGCACTTCTCCAAGGGGTATCACGAGGAGCGCCGAGCCAAGGAAGCTGCTCTGCGTGAGCGTGAAGAGGCAGTGCGCCTCGCACAGAACCTTGTGGAAGAGAACAAACGCCTCCAAGGCAGCCTAGGACAAGGCCAGCAGGCTTTGCTTGAGCAGGCCAAGAAGGTAGTCGCCAACGAGGTTGAGACTGCTAAGCAGAAGCTGAAAGCCGCACACGAAGCTGGAGATACTGAGGCGTTTATCACGGCTCAGGAAGAACTTACTACGGCCAAGATCAGGGCGGAGCGGGTAAACAACTTCAAGCCCCCAGTCACTTCGGCAGTTGCAAAGCCTGAAGAATCTGTGGTACAACCCGCTCCAAGCCCTGTTGCGCCTCAGGTTGATTCCAAAGCCCGTGCGTGGCAAGATGCCAATCCGTGGTTCATGACCAATCGCAGGATGACAGCAGTGGCGATGGAAATTCACAATGAACTTGTGGAAGGTGGTGTAGACCCAACCAGCGACGAGTATTACCAGCGCATCAATCAAGAGGTGCGCCAGACTTTTCCAGATGCGTTCCCCTCGGAAAAGCCGGTGAAAAAAGCGTCAGTTGTGGCACCCGCCACGCGAAGCACAGCGCCCCGAAAGATCGTGTTGACGCAATCACAAGTTCAAATCGCCAAACGGCTGGGACTGACGAATGAGCAGTACGCCCGTGCGGTTGCGGATGAAATGAGGAAACAAAATGGCTGAACGTATCCCCCGTGAGTTTGACACCCGCGCAAAGGCTGAACGGCCTAAGCAATGGATGCCCCCCACTGCGTTGCCTGATCCGAACCCGGAAGACGGCTATTCGTTTCGTTGGATTCGCGTCAGCACCTTGGGTACTAATGACCCAGGTAATGTTTCCGCAAAACTCCGCGAGGGCTGGGAGCCCGTGAAAGCAAGCGAACATCCTGAGATTCAACTGATGGGGGTCGGCTCAGGTCGGTTTCCAGACAGCATTGAGATCGGTGGTCTGCTGCTTTGCAAAACACCAAAGGAGTTCACTGAGCAGCGCAACTCGTACTACCAGCGTCAAGCTGATGGTCAGATGGCGTCAGTGGACAACAACTTCATGCGCGAGAACGATCCCCGGATGCCTCTGTTCAAAGAGCGCCGCTCTGAGGTCTCGTTTGGACGCGGTTCGTAATTAAGGAGTCTTAAATGGCATATCCGACGATTGATGCACCTTACGGCTTCAAACCCGTAAACCTCATTGGTGGTCAGGTATTCTCAGGTTCTACCCGAGAGTACCCGATTGCCTACAACTATGGCACTGCCATTTACTACGGTGACTTTGTCCAGCTTTCGAGCGGCTTTGTCACCATCCTGGCCAACACCATTGCAGGTAACGCTGCGGTTGGTGTGTTCCTGGGCTGCTCGTACACCGATCCGGTGACCAAGCAGTTGCGGTTCTCCCAGTACTACCCGGCCAACACCCTGGCTGGGGACATCTCGGCCATCATCTGTGATGACCCGGATACGGTCTTCAAGGCTGCTGTGGTGACTGCTGCTGGCACGGCTACCATCGCTTCAGCAACGCAGCTTCTGGTCGGTCAGAACATGGCGGGTAACACCACCACGGGTTCTGCTGCGACTGGCAACTCTGCTGGCGGCGTGGTTGCGGCTTCGGCCTCGACTGGTAACTTCCGCGTTCTGGGTCTCGTGCCTGATACGCAGATCACCTCTGGCTGCACCTACGTCAGCGGCACCGGCTCAACGTCCATCGTTGTGTCTGGTTTGACCATTGGTCAGGTGATTCCGGTTGGTACGGATATGTACCAGTTGGTTGCGGCTACGGGCCAGTTGCAGTGGGTTGGCGTTGTCAGCACCGCTGCTACGGTTTCCTCCGCTACCTCGCAGACCCTGACGATGGCGGCAAACACCACCGTCTCCGGTTCTGTGGCCCTGGTGCAAAGCTCTGAAGTGCTCGTCAAGATCACCTTCGGCGCTCATCGCTACTACGTTGCTTAAGGAGTAACTCAAAATGGCAATTTCACGTGCCCAACTACTGAAGGAACTCCTGCCCGGTCTGAACGCCCTGTTCGGCATGGAGTACAAGCGCTACGGCGAAGAGCACAAGGAGATCTACGAGACGGAGACCTCCGAGCGTTCGTTCGAAGAGGAAACCAAGCTCTCTGGTTTCTCCGCAGCCCCGGTGAAGAACGAAGGTGCAGCCATCGCGTATGACAATGCGCAGGAAGCATGGACCGCTCGTTACAACCACGAGACCATCGCTATGGGCTTCTCCATCACCGAAGAGGCGATGGAAGACAACCTGTACGACAGCCTCTCTGCTCGGTATACCAAGGCCCTGGCTCGCGCTATGGCCTACACCAAGCAGGTCAAGGCTGCTGCGATCCTGAACAACGGCTTCTCCCCGTCTGTCGTTTACGGCGACGGCCAAGCCCTGTTCTCGACCGCGCACCCGCTGGTCTCCGGTGGCACCAACAGCAACCGTCCCGCGACGGCTGCAGACCTGAACGAAACGTCCCTCGAAGCGGCTGTGATCCAGATCGCTGGTTGGACGGACGAGCGTGGTCTGCTGATTGCTGCCAAGCCCCGCAAGCTGATTGTTCCTCCCAACCTCCAGTTCGTCGCAACCCGACTGCTGGAAACGTCGCTGCGTGTCGGCACCACCGACAACGACATCAACGCGTTGAAGAACAACGGCTCCATCCCGGAAGGCTACACCGTCAACCACTTCTTGACCGACACCAACGCTTGGTTCTTGAAGACGGATGTGCCCAACGGTCTGAAGAACTTTGAGCGCGTTGCAATGTCTACGTCAATGGACCAAGATTTTGACACCGGCAACAACCGCTTTAAAGCAAGGGCCCGCTACAGCTTTGGCGTTTCGGACCCGCTTGGCGCGTGGGGCAGCCCTGGCGCTTAACCAAAAGTTAGGGTTTACCCCTACAAAAGGCTCCTTTGGGAGCCTTTTTTCTTTCTTGGTCCAGAAGTACACTGTTACCTGTGTCGTAACACAGGAGCAGCAATTGGACACTTCTACCCTTCCAAAGACCCGCGCCGAGGCAAAGGCGTCTGGAGCCAAGTACTACTTCACCGGAGAGCCGTGCAAGCACGGGCATGTGGCCCCCAGAAAGACCAAAGGCGCATGCCTTGATTGTCTGAAGAATGAGTGGGAAGTGGGCAAAGAAAACCGTGCCGCGTATTTTGCGGAGTACAACAAATCAGAGGCAGGACAAGCAGCAAAGCAGCGGTACTATGAAACAAACAAGGAGTTTGTTAAGGCTCGCGCTACTGCTAGGCCAACAGAAGAAAAACAACGCTACAGAGAAAAATGGGCGTCTGAGAATGTGGTGTACGTCAGAGCGCTTACAAAAGCTCGTAGACGTAAACACAGACTGGCTACCCCAAAATGGCTTAAACGCTCAGATGTACTGGCTATTCGGCATTTGTACCAGATTGCTATAACGATGACTAAGACTACCGGTGAAGCATACGTTGTAGATCACATCATTCCACTACAACATGAAGACGTTTGTGGGCTCCATGTGCCTTGGAACCTGCGCGTCATCACCCGGAAAGAGAACCTGCTTAAGTCCAACAAGATTCCGCCTGAAGATATGTACTTGGCTTGGCCGAAGGGCGCTTGACCCCGCCCCGCCCCTGTGCTACCCTCTTACAAACCGAGCTTCACCACAGCCCGCCGACTGACTCGGCAGACTTCTCCTCAGAGACGACGGGCGCAGATTGAGGAATAAGCCATGAGCTTTTCGACTTTCTCCGGCCCGGTTCGTGCGGGCACGGTCTCCAACACCACGGGCTCCACGGCGGGCACGATCCGAAACACAGGCGTGGTGCAGTTGGTTCAGTCTGTAACGCTGACCTCCGCGTCCCTTAGTGCCAGCCTGACCGGCACTGCGTTTGTGCTCCCCGCTGGGGCCATCCTGCACTCGCTGACGTTCTTCACGACGACCACGTTCAGTTCTGCCACCACGGTGAAACTGTCCATTGGCGCGACGGACATTGTTGCTGCGACGACGGTGACGGGTCCGTCCAATCCTGCGGCCATGACGGGTGCAACGGCGTCCAATGCTGTGACTTCGTTGTGGGCCAACGTGGGCGCAACGGATGCGATTGTCACGTACACCGCCACGGGGACGAGCTTGACCACGGGCTCCGTGACGATTGTCTGTGTTTACGCACAACGTACTCCGGACGGTGCCAGCGCTCCGACCACGTTCCAGAACTGATGACGGGGGCTTCGGCCCCCTTCTTGTAGGAGTGCTGAATGGCTAAGACCAATTTCAGTCCGACGTTCCCTATGTACCCAGGGGATGCGGCTGCTGTTACCACAAGTGATACCGTTAATTTTCGTGAGCCTTCGGTTGTGTGGGTCGGCGGTGGTGGAATTGTCAGGGTATTGACCGCTCAAGGTAGTGATGTGACGTTTACGGGTGTACTTGGCGGGGCAGTTTTGCCTGTTCAAGTATTGCGCGTTTACGCAACCACGACGACTGCAACCAACATGGTGCGGGTGTTCTGATGTCGCTTGGGTTTGGTTTAGGATTTCCCAGATCGGTTTCTCCGGCTGGGGGGCCGACGCTAAACTTTCAGTTTGCGGGGTCAACAACGCTTGACCCTCTCATCACCTTCACCCGTGCGTCCACTGGCACGTTCTTCAACTCGGCTGGTGTGCTGACCAGCGCAGCAACCAACGCCCCACGCCTGGACTACAACCCCAGCACACTGGCGGCTCAAGGGTTGCTGATTGAGGAGTCGAGGACGAATCTGCTGACGTACAGCGCAGAGTTGGATAACGCGGCTTGGGGAAGGACCAATGTAAATTTAGCTGCCAATGCTACTGCGTCACCTGACGGAACCGTTAACGCGGACCTCTTAATTCCAAACACAACAAACGCAGATCACTCAATCTCTCAACTTGGAGTCGCAACTGCCGTTTCGGGATCGCCATATACGTTTTCGTTGTTTGTTAAAGCAGGCGGTTATAACTTTGTGCGTTTGTCATTTGGAGGGATTGCTGGCGGTGGGTTTACCTTTTTTAATTTGACTACAGGAGTTATTGGCACATCCAGCGGTCAGTTAGGCAGCAGCATTACAGCAGTTGGTAATGGTTGGTATCGCTGTACCATAACTCGTAACGCTGGCAGCGCGGCGTCACTTAACGCGGATATTTACGTTACCAGTGCGGATAATCAGTTTTCCTGGGCGGGCAACGGGACCAGCGGCATCTTCATCTGGGGCGCTCAACTTGAAGCCGGAGCCTTCCCCACCAGCTACATCCCCACCACCACCACCGCGCTGACCCGTGCAGGCGATGTGGCTTCAGTGAATACGTTGAGTCCTTGGTACAACGCGAGTGCGGGGACGTTGTACGGTGAGTTTGCTGTTACAGGATTTGCGTCAACAGGACAATTCCCAAGCACTGCCGCCTTGTCTGACAATACAAGCAGTAATCGTATCAATATGGCAAGCACCAACACTGTCGCTAATCTGTATTCATACGGTGAAGTGCAAGTTGGAGGCGCGCCACAAGCAGGCTTTTACGGCGCAAGCGCATCAACTTTTGGTGTCGGAACAGTTCGTAAATCAGCGATTGCCTACGCTGCAAACGACTTTGCTTTTACAACGCAAGGGCTAGCAGTGCAAACAGATACTTCTGGCACGGTGCCGACAGTAGATCGCTTGTACTTGGGCGTAGGCTCAACAGGTAACGCGCAATTCCTCAACGGCTACCTCCGCCGTGTAGTGTTCTACCCCCGCCGCCTGAGCAATGCCGAGTTGGTCAGCATAACGAGCTAGTCATGACCCACTTCCTACGCGGATTCCTAGACGGCTTGTCGTTGATGCCGCTGGTGCGCTTGATCAGGAAACGCAAATGAACGACCCCTTCGACCCATTCAACGAGGTGCCCATGTATACCGATTACTTCCTGAAATTTAACGACGAAGCCGAGGCCAACGCGGCGCTGTTCACCGAGCAGACCAACGTGCAAGACGATGTGGTCGAGACGGTCTTGGTGCCCAAGTACGCGGCGGTGGATGTCGTTGGCGCGATCTACAAGCCCACGGGCAACGTGCTGCCTGCCGAGGACGAGAGCGGAGACGCGGTGGATGAGATGGCTCCGCTGGACGGCTGGCATGTCAACGTCAGACACACCGAAGAGGCTCCGGAGTTGGACGCCTACAAGGTCGAGGTCAAGACTCCCAGCAGGATGTGGGCCTGATCATGGCTAAGTCACCTGCTTGGACCCGGAAGGAAGGGCAGAACCCCAAGGGCGGTCTGAACGCCAAAGGGCGGGCATCTGCCAAGGCCCAAGGCATGAACCTGAAGCCCCCTCAGCCAGAGGGTGGTCCACGCAAGAAGTCGTTTTGCGCCCGTTCAGCGGGGCAGATGAAGATGTGGCCGGAAGCGGCCAAAGACCCGGAAAGCCGTTTGCGGAAAGCCCGCAAGGCATGGAACTGTTGAGTGGGGAGTTCTTATGGAAGCGACAATACTCTGGAACCTCGTCCTGACCATCCTGATTGGTGCAGTGGCATTCTTCATGTCTTCCAAATTCCGGGAGCTTGACCGCATATCTATCCTGCTCAATAGGACGCGGGAAGAGATTGCCCGTGACCACATTACGCGGTCTGAGTTCCGGGCAGACATGAAAGAGTTGCTGGAGCGCTTTGACAGGATCGAAGCCAAGTTAGATACTCTGCGGAGCAAAGCAAGTGCCAGTCAAGTCTGACGCTCAGCGGCGTTTGATGTACGCCGCACTGAAAGATCCAAAGGGCACAGGCATCCCCCGTAGCGTTGCCGAGAAGTTTGTTGGTCCCAAAGCACATGCCGAAGGAGGCAGTATGAAAGAGTCCAAGGAAATGATGAAGAAGGAAGTGGCCTTCATGAAGAAGAAGGGCGCTCCAAAGTCCATGATCAAGCACGAGATGAAGGAAGCCAAGGGCTACGCCAAGGGTGGATCCATCGATGGTGTTGCAACCAAAGGCAAGACCAAGGGCAAGATGGTCAAGATGGCAATGGGCGGCAAAGCCTGCTGAGGAACAGTCATGGACTACGCAGCCGAATCTAAGCGTGAAGTTGGGTCTCTTAGGAAGCGTTTCCCTGAGAAGCCACCTGCTGGCATCCGAGCAGAACTGGACGCCATGAAGCAAGAGAAGGCCAACGAAGCGGGCATGAAAGCCCACGAGGGCCGGAAACTTGCCAAGGGTGGTTCTTGCTACGCCAAAGGCGGCTCTGTAAAGGGCGGTGGTTGCGAACAGCGTGGCCTTCGCAAGTGCAAGGTGATCTGACATGATGGCCTCGCGTGGTATGGGAGCCATCCGCAAGGGTGTGGTGAAGAAGCGCCGTGACAACACCGACTTCCTTCAGGACGGAAAACGCCATGCCCGCAGGGACAACACTGACTTTACCGAGTACGCCGAAGGTGGGGAAGTTGGCCTCTACGCCAATATTAACGCCAAGCGTAAACGCATTGCCGCTGGATCGGGTGAAACCATGCGCAAGCCGGGTTCTCCCGGCGCTCCTACTGCCAAAGCCTTCAAGCGCTCTGCGCTAACAGCAAAGTAAGCCATGCAACGCTTTTTTGACGTAGTACAGGACCGCAGCGGCAACGCTATCCCCGGTGCGCTGGTGTATGTGTACGCCTCTGGTGGTGGGCTGGCAACGCTGTACTCTGACAACGGAGTGACCACAACTCCAAACCCTGTCACGACAAACTTTGATGGCGAGTACGGCTTCTACGCTGCCAACGGCACGTACAGCCTGACCATCACAGCGACTGGCTACGCCTCAGACAGCCGCCCAGGCGTGGTTATTTTTGATCCTGCCGATGGTGGCAGTTTGCTTGCTTCTAATGTAGCGTTTACGCAAGTTGGATCGGGTGCGATTATTCGCACGGTTCAGTCCAAGTTGGAAGAAAGTGTTTCGGTTAAGGATTTTGGTGCCACGGGCAATGGGACTACCGATGACCTAACGGCGATCAATCTGGCAATTGCATCAGGGGCAAAGTCAGTTTACTTTCCTGCGGGAACGTACCGAATTTCGGGGCTGATTAACATTGCAGTTTCAGGTGTTACCGCCTGGACAGATGCGCAAGCCGTCATTAAGCCGCTTGATAGCGTAGCCACAAGTTTTAGTATTATCCGGGTTCGTGGCAGCAATGTTGTTCTTGACGGCTTTATTATCGACGGTAACACAGCATTCCCACCAACATCTGGTAACCACAACGGTATTAGCCTAGAGCCTAATGGCGGAACGCTGACGAATGTTGATCTTGCTAATTGCACACTGCAAAACTTTAAGGGCTATGGAGTAGTTAGTTTTAGCGCCGGTACGTTAACAAACTTGAACATTGAAAATTGCACGTTTACGGAGTTTACATCCACGGCTGCAACGCCACCTGGGGCCATACAACTTGTCACGCCTGTAAGCAGCGATATTCGTATTGTAGATTGCTACTTCAAAAACTTAACGAGCGCTGGGGTCGCCGTTAGATCTACGGGGGGTACATCACCCGTAACAAACATGGCGCTTGTGGGTTGTGTTTTTGAGCACAACAACTCTGTTTACACGACTATTGGTGCAGAGGTTTGGGAGGCCCGCAACCTTTCTGTATCGGGCTGCACATTTAAGAACGCCCGAATGGGGTTGTCTATTTACGGCGAAAACATCGCCGTTGCAGGCAATACATTTGATAATGAGACTTCGTATTGCATTGAAGCTGGACAGTCCATTGGGCTATCTGTTTCAGGTAACTCATTTAGCAACTTTGAATACGGCCTTATTCATTACAACGGTGCTCGTGATGTTGTAATTGACGGCAATACGTTCCGTGATGCACTGGCAGGGTCAACTTCTTCGCTAAAT